AAGGAGACAGGAAGAATTACTCGTATCTTTTCTTAATAGCATCAATACTCCAACAGATGATCTTCCAACAAACAAAGATGCATACATTTCGAAAAAATTAATTATTTTAAAATAAAAAACAAAAAAATGTCAGAATTTTCTTTAACTGCAAAACAAATTCAAGAGAATTACTTAAAATTACGTGCCAGAATTAGTAAATTATTTCCAACAAGGTCTGATGCCATTCTACGAATGCTTGATGCTTTTGGTGAAGAACGATTAATGTTTGCACCCGCCTCTGGAACAAATTATTATCATAATGCAATTCCTGGTGGATATGTTGATCATGTATTAAGAGTAATGGATTTTTCATTAATCGAATATAAAAAAGCTCAAGAAATTGGCATCGATGTTTCTGGCTTCACTATTGAAGAGCTTATGTTTGCAGCCCTTAATCACGATCTAGGGAAACTTGGTTTTGTTGGGGAAGGAAAAGATGGATATGTTTTTAATGACTCGAGCTGGCACAGAGAGAAGCTAGGGAAAATATATAAACCAAACAACAATATACCATTTAGATTAGTTCAAGATGCATCTTTATTTCTATTACAATCATTTAATATTTCTTGTACTTGGAATGAGTATTTAGCAATTAGAATTCACGATGGCGTATATGACGATGCCAATAAAGCATATTATTTTAGTCGCAGTTTAGAATCAAAACAACGAAATTATATGCCGCAATTATTACACCAAGCAGATATGGCAGCAACCCGCTTTGAATTCGAGCGATGGGTAAAATCGACAAATTCATTAAATTGTGAACGCTTAGAGACATCAAGATTTGAACCATCTGCTACTGTAACTGATCCAATAAAAACACAAAAGCAGAAGAAAAAAGAAGAGGGTGAAAAACTCGTGTCTGCATTCGATGATATATTTGGAAACTCTAAATAATTAAAGTATATGATTGTTTTAATCTCATTAGTAGTGAGCATTTTTGTTAATTTAGTATTTCTTTTTATCATTTTTAATTTAAATAAGAAGAATTCTATAATGGAGGATATGATAAGTGACTCCACTAATACTATAGAACGAGTAATTAAATCACTACTTGAAAGATATGTAAAAATACACACGTCATTAAAGCGAATCGACAGGTTAGGTGGGTTCGAATCGGATGATGAAGTTGGTTTTGTTTTTAAAGCTATTAAAAACACCATTGCTGATTTAGTTGATGACCTAAAATATATAAATTCTAAAATAAACACCACAGACGAATTGGATAATAATGAGTAAAACAAAAAGAAAGCCGTATTTTGGTAAAGAAGTGCAAGATGCGATAATTCGTTATAATGAATTGGACAAGCAAGAAAATTATAAATTGGCTGAGAAGAACGCATTGTTTTCAGATCTAATATATCCTGCTTTTATGAAGTTGGCGGAAAACATAATTAATACAAAAAAATATTATAGGTACGACACATCGTTCCATGATTTACAAATAGATGCAGTTGCTTTTTTGCTTGAAAAGATGCCAAAATATCAGGAAGACAAAGGTAAAGCATATTCTTATTTTACTATTGTCTGCAAGAATTATCTACTCGCACTCGTAAAAGAAAACTATAAAAGAGAACAACAGACTACAGATTTAACGTTAGTTGATCCGGATCGAAATATTGCAAACGAAATTTCCCGGGATAATTACACTGAATCATTAAAGGATTTTCTAAAACTGTGGTGTTCATGGGCAGACACAAATTTAGAATATTTGTTTAACTCAACACGAGATAAAAAAATTGCAGATTCATTAATTGAAATTATGCGGTCAAGTAATGATTTGGATATTTACAATAAGAAAATAATATATGTTCTTATACGAGAACGTGCAGGCGTAGAAACTCAACATATAACAAAAGTTGTTAAAATTTTTAAAGAGATGTTTTTCTCGATGTTTGAAATTTATCAAAAAGAAGGTATAATTGATGGGCGTGAATATTTATAATAAATGATAGGAATTTTATTATGGAAAAGATTGATTTTAGTGAAATTGAGATATATGAAGGCAAAACGTTTGATCAATTACTGAAACAAATACACATAAACTCAGAAGAAAAATCTGAGCAAATTACATCCCTTGTAACAAAATTGACTGCTTTTATAAAAAATCCAGATGATGCAGCAATGCTTGTACCATTAGTTGCAACATACTTGGAGGTTGGTGTAAAAAACGATGATCAATTAATTAAATTAGCTGCAATTATTCAAAGAGTCATAAAAGCAAATCAAAACCAAACATCCACATCTAATTCAGATAGTGTAGGTTTAACTGAGAGTGAAATAGCAGAGATTATTGAAAACAGTAAGGATGCTGGAAATAAAGTAATTAAAATGAAAACCAGCTAATATGAATTTTACAATTGCTGAAGTTATAGACACAAAAAAGGCATTTAAAAGTGGGGAAAAAGATGAGAATGGAGATGCATTATTTAATGGATCTATTCTCGTAAAATTAAATGCAACCGGTGGTATATTTACGCGAAGAAAAGCAAGATATGCAGCTCCGTGCGTATTTAATAAACGCATTCCGCTAATAGGTGAGCAAGTAATTGTATTTCAAGCACCACATACCGAAGAAAGTAGTAGAGGCAATAAACAATCCCGCTATTATTATTTTTCAACAGTCAATTCAATTGATGATGTTACGCAGCACAATTTTCCAAGATTATTCGATCAAGAATATTCACCCAATTTAGTAGAGGGTAATAAGCCAAAAATATTGGCAGATTATGAGGAGTTAGGGTATACTATAAAAAAGGAGCCATCGCAAACAAAACCACTTCAACCATTTGAGGGTGATGATATATGGGAAGGGCGATTTGGACAATCAATCAGATTTACTCGGCATTACGATACAGTTAATTCTCCTGGTAAGGGTGTATATGAACAAAAAGGTGTACAATATTGGAAAGGTAAAGGTATTGATGATCCGTTAATGATATTGAAAGTAAAAACACCCTCTTCTGGAAATAGTTATGATATTGAAGATATTAGTAAAGATGAATCTAGCATTTATTTGACGTCTACACATAAACTACTAAAATTTAAACCAGGTTTCAATAAGCATAGCGCTACCCGAGCAATGGCAAATTGGTCTGATTCATCACAAATCGTAATCAATTCAGGTAGAGTGATTGTAAACGCACAAGAAGAGCGAGCTTTTATTATTGGGAAAGAGCAAGTAGTAGTTACAGGTAAAAAGGTGTTATTACAAAGTGATAAATATTCTGTAGATCTTGATGATTTAATGGATTGGTTAAACAAATCATACGCTGAGTTTCATAAAACAGTCACAGCATCAGCAAACTACACAACAGCAATGGGACCAACAGGCCCAGCAACAAATTCAAGCCAAGTCACAAAAATACTAAACACAGATTTTCCAAAAACGTTTAAAACACCTGCATAAAAATAGAAATCTATATTACCATATATTTATATAAAAAGTGATACGTTATGAAACCACAAGAAAAGAAAGTATTATTCGAGGCTTTATTGGCATTACGAACTGATATACAGACATTACGTAATGAGATCAGAGAATTAAAATCAAATAATAACCAACAATCAAATCAATATCGTTCTCATAATAACGCTGATGATAATTTAACAGAAAAATACCAAAGTAAACAAAAATCATTTAAACCTGCAGGTTTATTTTCAACATTATCAGATCTAAATGTTGAACCATATCATCCAGATGAGCTTAATGAAACGGCATATGCCGGTAATTCACCCAAAGTTAACGCAGAATCTATCCTAGATAACGTAGAAAAAACAGGTCAAGATGATTTATGGTCAAAGATATTAGATCCAAATCGAAATAAAGCTTTTATTGATAAAATGAACAAAACCGGACAGGATTTTTTCAAATAGTAAGAATGGAATAATGTAATGGCTCGACAAGTATTTATTGATGGTAAAATCTACCCAAGTGATTCCGGAAAAGATGACGGATACTTGGCTCTAAAGTTACCTTTAAATAATACGTCAACGCAATCTACATTCAGCCAGTCAAGAACGACTGAAGAACAAGCAATTTCAAATTTAATTAATTTAATATTAACTCGTTCTGGAGAGCGAGTAATGCAACCAGATCTAGGAGTTGGTTTATATTATTATGTATTCGAACAGATTACGAAATCTGGCATAACAAATTTAAAAAATCGGATAGAAGATCAAATTAATCGTTGGTTACCATATATCCAACTCCTAAATGTCCAAGTTACTGAAAATGAAGATGATGCAAACGCATTAAACATATTAATTTCATTTAAAGTATCTGAATCAGGTGCAAATGTTCAACTCTCTTTCTTTACAGATGCTGAACTTAATTTAAATATCGAGGTATTAAATGGCTAGACGATCGTTAACCGATAAAATAAAACGTGATATAAAATATACTTCAAAGGATTTTGGCGATCTTCGTAATTCGCTAATTAACCATACGAAAAATTATTTTCCCAATACGTACAGTGATTTTAATGAAACATCTCCTGGTATGCATATGATCGAAATGGCAGCGTATGTAGGTGATGTACTAAATTTCTATGCAGATGTGCAATTACAAGAATCATTTTTGTATACAGTACAAGAAAGAAAAAATTTGTATAATTTATCACAAGGATTAGGGTATAAACCAAAAACATTAGTTCCAGCACAAGTTGATTTTGACATAATGCAGCTAATTCCATCAACAGGTGCCGGTACAAATACAAAACCAAATTGGGATTATGCTTTAGAAATCGAACCGGAAATGATTGTATCTAATGCAGACGGTGTATCGTTTAGAACAATTGATGCAGTAAATTTTCGATTTAGTAGCAGTTACGATAAAACTGACGTTTCTGTATATAGTGTTCTTGAGGACGGTTCTATAGAATATTATTTGTTGAAAAAATGTGTAAGAGGTGTTGAGGGTGAGCTATTTACTGAAACATACGATTTTACGGATGCAAAAAAATATGATAAAATTGTTTTAACTAATTCAAATATTTCCGAAGTTGTATCAATTACAGACTCTGATAATAATATATGGTATGAGGTTCCATATTTAGCTCAAGATTTGGTGCCAATATCGATCAGAAATACAGAATTCAATAATCGAAATTATACACAATATGCTTCAACAGTACCGTATATGCTATGTTATAAACAAACAGAGAAACGATTTATAACAAGGCGGAGAAATGATGATTTTTTGGAAATACAATTTGGAGCAGGATTAAATAGTGAAGCTGATGAGGAAATTATACCAAATCCTATGAATGTTGGTTTAGGTTTGGATTACTTTGCAAGAGCAGAAGATGTTGGTATTGATCCTACAAATTTTCTTTATACAAAGACATATGGATTAGCACCAAACGACACTACATTGACCGTAAAATATGCA